CGGCACCTAATTTTTGTAGGGATGCAAGATTATCCTTTCCAAGGGATTTCTGTAACGCCACATGCGAAGCTTTCAACCACTTTACAGTGGCTGTAGTTCCGTGATGACGTTGCATAAAGAAAACCCAGGTAAAGAATAACTTTGTCATTCTTATTCTCCAAGCTAGTTTAGTTGTTCGCCCCTGACTAAGAACATTGTTCAAAGTTAGAGGCATAAACAATCTATCCACGATTTTCACGTGAAGCGGTATCATCTTACTTACAACCTGATATCTACTCTTAATAGCAGCAAGAAGATTTAATTTTAAATTTTTCATGTTGTTATTATTAGTAAGGGAGAGGGTGGGCAGATCCATGCAGGTATTACACCTGTTTAGGAACTGTCGTTACGCCCCGGCCTAAGTCTTTTCAGACCCCAATTCTAGCTGGTTTTTGCCAACCTTGTTGGTAACCAAATCAGTACGTATTGGACCTCTCATTGTGTGATCCCCTTCACGGGGCACGCAGAGAGCAACAATCTTTGCTGCCACCATTTTAGTGGTGCGCTAGAAGAGCATTGTTGAGTCTAATTTGGCTAATATATCAAGTTACGAGTGAGATTTCCATTGTTCCCCTTTTGGGGGGATGGGAAATACAAATCGCAACCAACTCTGTGTTCAGTCTTGAAACGCATCAGCGTCCGAATAACTGTCCACCAGAGCGAAGTCTTCAATGGATTAACAGTAGTATCACTGGTTTAAATGTTTGGCCCAAAGGCCCGACACCAGGTTACCCCTATACAGTAGGTCCATCACTTTCCTCACACCCGCTTCTTTTGGAAGTAGGTCTCCCCGTTAAGGGGGAGGTTAGTTTGCACCTAACTTTGAGTCTGGTAATGGCTGTGTAGACGAGTCTAATATCGGGTGTTCTTCGGGACACCCACCTAAACTTGAGCAATTCTGCCGTTTGATCCACCTTGACTTCTAGAACTCCTGCGCAATCGCATTCAGCTCCGGAATACGGTTTTAACCGTGGGCCCGGGTTTG